GTCTCTTCAGACATCGTTATCTCCTTTTGGACTTGCGCCCCGTCACTATTAGTGAAAGTTTTTTTGAAATCTTCGTACTCGGACATTGAGTCGAAGGACTTCGCCAGTGAAAAAGTAGCTGTTTGATTACAAGGTACAGATACTACTGATACCTCAAACAATTCAGCGTCCTTTATTCTTAATCCGTCGGTTTCCTCTATATAATCAGCATCCTTGACTCGGAAACCAACAGAAAAGGCTCCAAGGACACCGTCTTTAACTAAGTCCACAACATCTTTGGCGGCTTTACTTATCTTAGCCTCCATCTCTAGTCCATTGTCAGTAGCTTTTAGTCCAGTAGCTCTTCCAATAGGTCTATTATAGTCGTGGTTGAAAAGAATTATGGGATTCTTTTCAAAATTGTTCAATCCACCTTTAGTCCATGCATCCGCTGAAATAGAATCGCCCGCGCGATCAAAATCTACAGTGCTTGCCATACCTCGGATTTTAACACTACCATCCTCCTCAGTATGAGACTTAAAAGTAGAGGTAAGATTAAATATTTTCTCCATCATCCCCCTCTTCTTCCGCATCTGCGGTCTTTGCCTGTAATTCTTCTAGTGGAGTTGGTGCTTCCACTTTAGGCTTTTCTTCAGTTAATCCTTTCATAAGATCAGGACAAAAAGATTGTGTGAACTTTATCATAATTGACCAAGATCCAAATATTTTCCTAACTGTTGACATCTTAATTAGTTCGGGCCTATTTGGGTCTTCACTGAATTCTTTAGGCGTTACAATCCATCCTGCTTCTGCAAAGTACATAGACATTGTAGTTGCCAGTTGTTTCTTTTGTTTTGACGATCCCGCCATTATTCTTCTTCCTCTTCTACAGGCCTTCCGCCTTCATCTGGGTTTACTGCACTTCCCGCTATGTTTGCTGGGACTCGTACATCATCTTGACCTTCTATTAGTTCAAAACCTAACTGCTCTCTTGCTTCGTTAGCTGATATTATACCTCCATTTACTAAGGCAGTATAATATGAGGATTGATCTCTTAACTCTGGTTGGAGAGCTGGTATATCGGTTATATTTTCTTTTATAGTAAAACCAAAAAATCTTTCAAATCCAAAATTAATTTTTCGAACTATAGGTAGTATCGTCTCCAAATAATATAGTCGCATATTTGGGCGAATGTTGGCGTTGTTACCAGAGTCCAATAAAATTGGAGGGACTCCGAGCGCCTTTAATATAATCTTTTCATTCTCTGCTATGGCACTTTGAAAATCTAATTCTTTAAAATTTACATTTGTTAAATTATCAACTTCAATACCACCATCTAAAATAAGTGGTCTTCGTCCACCCGCATCGGGCTTATATCTAGCACCCCACGATTGTATCATTCTTTCTTTAATTTTCTCTGACAAAGTATTAGGACTTTTTAATACCAGTCCAGGTACTGCTCCATTCTTAAAGAAATTATCTTGAAATTTTCTCATTGATGCCATAAGTTGCATTGTTCGTAATGCAGGGCTCAAACGGGGTACTCCCCTATAAATAGAGAAGAAAGAGTTTTCTTTTATGTGAATAATTTCGTTAGGAGAGTAGTCAATGTCATTAGAAAATGTGTATTTCTCTACATAAGTGGATTCACTTGCGTGAATTGCCATTTTACTTGAAGGAAGATGGTATAGATGTACTCCATCAAAGTAAATAAAAATATTTCCATCTAGTATAAAATCAGTTATTAAGTTGCGTTTAAAAGTATTAATGTCTTGAAATAGATTAGGTTCATAGTTTAAAAGTGTATCTACTTTTGCTCTCTTAATCCCTTTTATTATTCCATTTAACTTTGCAGACCCAGAAACTATAGCCGGTATTTCTGCTGCATCGTCAACAATCATATTTACTGCCCGATTAACAACTTCTAATTCTTCATATTGTCTTTCGTAGCTAGTAACAGGCTCTCGAGTACTTTGTATTTCACCGCCCAGCAAAGGTTGAGAAGGATTTAATTTATCCTCATCATCTTTACCAAGAAATCTATCATACCATGCCATGTTTATCTCTTTGAATCTGTACCCAGCGCATTTGTTTTTTTGCTGTTGTCAATGCTGGGTTGCGGCCATATACTTTGTGTAATTGTCTGTGGTGTCCGTGACACAAAGTTACAGTATGTTCGTATAACTCTGCCCAATGTTCTTCTATAAAATCATCCCTAATTGCAAGAATATATTTAGGGTTGTGTCCCGTCTTTTTCATCCAATTATGAATGAGAGGTGCTAAGGTATAGTAATGGTGGAAATCGAGTTTAACATCAGTACCACAGATATAGCATTCCGAGCTTTTATCATAATTATTCTTCGCTCTATCTCGGATATATTTTACTATATCTCGTTTCAGTTCAGCCATCAGGTTTACAAACTTCTAATTTTCAATACCAGAATTATATCGAGTTTCAGATACTATGTCAAACATTATTTTTCAGAGGTATCCTAAAAACTTGTTGTAGATGTTTCAAACGAATATAATGCATATCTAAGTGCATCTGACATATGTGAGGCTCTATTGTGTTTTGGTTTTTCACGAGCTAGGTTTGGATTTGGATCCCATTGATACTGATCTAAAGATGATAATGATTCTGCACAGGTTTGTTCTATAAGTAATTTATCGTTATCTACTATCCCGGCTACGTGTGCTATTCCATCAAGTACACTTTTCTTCGCATTTATAGTAGAAATATCATAATTTTGAGCAAAGTCAAATCGTGTTTGCTGAGCTGCTGAATCAATATAAATATAATCTATATCCCACTTTTGTATCTTTTGTTGTATTTCTATTGCGTGCTGTTCAGTAGTTTTTTCCGCATCTAAGTACTCATCTACTAAATAGTATTTCTCTTCGTCCCAGTCATATCCAATTACACAAAAGGCTGTAGGATCTCGATACCCTACGTCAAGACCTGCAAACATATCCATCTTAGAAGTATCTAACTCGCTAAAATTAGCTATACACTCCTCATGATTAAAGTTCCAGATTTGACCTTCATAAGTATTAAAGTCAGCTTCATACTCTTGTCTAAATTCAGACTCGGACATAGATTTTCTAGCTTCCGCAATATCATTCTCAGACATGCGAGGATTATCTTTATAAGTAGCTCGTATAGATGCCCATTCTGTAAATTCATCTGAAAACCCTCTGTAGAAAAACTCGGAGAACCAGTTGTTCTTTCCTCTGGGTGTACTTATAAAGATGGCTTTTGAGTTATCTTTATCAAGCGTGGGGCGAAGGGCAACATTGAAGGCGTCTCTTCCATCAGCCAAAGCGGCCTCATCAAAGATGATAAGGTCGTAACTCCTACCAACACAACTATCAACTTGATTGACAGAACCCATACGTATTGTGGAGCCATTGGTGAGTTCAATAACTTTGTCTTTTGCATTATCTTTTGAAACCTCTAAATCGAAATGCTTGATCAGATTTCTTTGAAGGTCAAAAGAAATCTGAGACAAGGCATAGTTGGGGGACATTATAAGTATGTTAGAATTGGGCACTAGAGAAACTAGCTGCCCAATTATATTTGCGATATAGGTTTTACCCTGTCTCCTTGAAACTGCCGCACATACAAAACGGTATTTCGGATTATTTATCGCGTTTATGATAGCCTTTTGCGATGCAAGAGGCTCTACGCCGAGTAGCTCCAAATAAGGATCTACTGGTAATTTAAGAAACCTTGCCTCAGATTGTAAATCTAAAATTTTTTCGGACGTTACATCTCTCCGACTTACTTCTATTGCCATTTTCTACCTCTTAATGGTCTGTTTTTCCTTTACTAGTTCCAGCATATAAACCAAACCAAGCAGCACCGGCACCTACAATTATTGAAATAAGTCCAGACTGTTCTAAGCTAGGTTCGGGTAATGCCATGAACCACATTGTACTATAATAAAGTAGGAAAATATATACACTTAAAAATACTCGTGGGAATATTCTCCATGCGTCTACGGCTTGAGCCAGAAATATAAACTTTTGCCAAGGATTGTTATTCGCAACATCTTCTAGTTCTCGAATACGATCCTTTAGTGCAGACTTTTCTTGGAGAAGCTCCATAAATTTATTAAGGTCTAACTCAACCTCATTACGGCTCATGTCTCCTGAGAATCTACTGTCGAACTCACTCATACGTTCCTCCTTCCATATAGCAATTACGTCTATACTTCTTATTCATGGCTTGCTCGGCCCAATCTAATTCTTGAATTAACC